GGTAAAACCGCTGATAAAGACTTTTCAGATAGGATGAATCAAGACGATTATCTTATGGCTATTGATTGGGCTTACAAGCACTTTACTGTACTTACATTTGATGAAACCCCTACCGTAGAGGATGTGTTGCAATCGTTTAGCGATATGATGCAAGTAGAACATTACGATGGTGTTTCCCTTGACCCTTTAAACGATTTAAAAGCGGCAGAGAAGCAGTCAAAGTATGAATATTATTACGATGCTTTAAGTAATATTAGAAGATTTATTAAGAAGTACAATATTATGTTCTACTTAGTAGTTCATCCCGGTACTGCTGCTAATAGAAGAAGAAACGAAGATGGAACTCGACCTGCCCCGAATATGAGCGATGTAGAATTTGGTTCTATGTTCGGTAACAGGGCTGATAACTTCCTTGTGTTTCACAGAAACCCACAGAGTGATAAGTGGAACGTAACTGAGATTCACGTACAAAAGATTAAGTTTCAGAAACTTGTCGGAGTGCCTACACCGGAGATAGACCCTATCAACTTGTTTTATTCGTATAAAAAACGTAGATTCGAGTATCTGAATGAAAATGGTAGTCTAGTAGACCCATTGGGTAAAGCAAAAACTAATCATATATTCTAAGTTATGGCAGACGAAATAACAATGAAAGCAATAAATTTATTAAGGGAAGCCGATCCAAGTATGGATGAGTTAGATAGCCTAGATAAGTTTATAGCACATCAAGCAGAGGTGGTAGAAATGTATAAGCAATTTAAGGACCATCCTATGGCAAATAAACTAAAGCCAAGGTTGACTGTCTTTGAGGAAAGTGCTTTTGCTTTTACCTATATATATACTATGATGAAAACGTATAAGAGAGAAAAGATGTTAGCTAGTGCTAGGGAATTTGAGATGGCGAACGCTGTCATCGAGTTGAAGCAAGAGTTAGATATATTAACTAAATTAGATAAAGGTGACTAAAAAAGAACTAAACTTGTTAGACCGATTTGCTAGTAAGTATAAAATTGATTGTGTCCCTTCCGAGGGAAAGTATGATTTTTGGGATTTTACTTACGAGTGGGATGACAGGAAGTTCTATTGCGAGATGAAGCAAAGAAACTTTACTTTAGACTTTGCTAGGGATAAGTACAGCGAGGGCATACTATTGGAGATGCACAAGTACGAGAGAATACTAAGACGCACTAAGAACGAAAAATCGTCACAAGGGTTATACTTAAACTTCTTTGATGATGATAGTGTGCTTATCTACAATCTGAATAAGGTTAGTATAGATAAATGGTTTTGGAAGACTATGCCTGAAACAACTGATTTTGGTAGAAGAAATTTTATTTATAAATATATTACGTTTTTAGACTACGATAAAGGAAAAGTTTTGTATATTTGACCTGTGTTGTGATTTAGTAGTTCATAACTTGGTTTTCATTGTTTGGTTAATTGGAAAAGGAGGAGTCATTTTGATTCTTCCTTTTTTTTATTTACATTTGAAAAAACTAAAACATTATGACGAAAAAGAAACTCACACCAAGGTACAATGAAAATAAATCTATTAGAGATAAGATAGATGTTTTATTAGAACAGAACGCATCAAACGTAGCCAATTCAGGTACAGGTAGTAAGCTAGATATAGGTGATGATAGTAAGGTTAAAGAAGCCTGGGGAAGAATACAAATACGAATTAAAGAGATTGATCCTGTGTTTTACGATATAATTAAAGAGCGATGAGTAAGATAGAAGAAAACGTGTGCTTTAAGATTTTAAAGCGTTCTGAAATAGGTAAAGAGAAATATGGTGTTACGATGGAGCGACAAGATTTGAATCGCTTACAATGGCTTAAACACGCTCAAGAGGAAGCAATGGACTTGGCCGTATATCTAGAGAAGTTAATAGAACTTGAGGAACAAAAGCCATTTACATACGAATGGAATATAACTAATGAAGGGGACAAATAGTCCCCCTCTCATTTAACTCCCACAAGCCTCGCAATCCTCATCATCGATGCTACACGCTTCGGGTTGGTCTTTGTCTTCTAAGTCCTGAATCCAGTTACCGAATACTTCTTCCGCTACTTCTTCGGCACTTTTACTTTGCTTTCCTTTATCCATTCTATTGGTATTTGTTTATCTGCCCATTTGATGTTGTGTTTCTCACACCATTCAGAATAGGTCGTTCTACTTCCTTTAAATAACTTATTTGTGTGTCTTTGAAATACCATTCTAATATCTAAGTCAGAATGTTGTTTTATAACTAATAGCATTTTTTTTCTATCAGTTGCGGTAAACCTACCTTTGAGCTCTAATATAATACCATTAGGTAGTATTACATCCGGAGTGTATTTTCTTTGCTCTGAAACCTCATAGTAAAGATTTCTAGTCTCATATTCAAAATCAACATTAAGGCTATCAAGTTCACCACAAACATTCCTCTCATATCCACTTCTATATCTGTTCTTCTTTTCTTCCATCTTCAGTTTTCTTTTTCTTACTATTCTCTAACCTAGTTTTTCTATTGTGGCAAGAGTGACATAGAGACTGAAGGTTATCTGAACATAATTCTTCACCGCCTTGCTTAATCGGTACAATGTGATCCACTACTTGTACCCCAACTACCTTACCCTTCTTTTCACATTCAACGCAAAGAGGGTTTCTGTTAACCCACCACTTTCGTAGCTTTCTCCATTTTGCACCGGCATAAAAAGACGTATCTCCTCCCCAAGACTCTGTAGTCTTCCTCCGGGGAGTTGGGTTTCTTCTAGCTTTTGGTAGTGTAGGCAAATCGATTAAGATATGATTAGTTCAAATCCGTTTCCTTTGGTTTTTTCCAGTAACTCAAGGAGAGTCCTTCGAGATGCTGCAATATCCAACAAGGTGTCATTGTTGATTTTTCCAAACCTACTGCCAACAAGAATACACCCTCTTGTGTCGGTATTATAGTTTCCTTGATGAATAAGTATGAGTTTTCTATTGGGAACATCCTCTAATATAAAATGATTTTTGTATTTAGGCGATTTTCTAGGCACAACTTTATAAACACCTTTTGGAACACAACTAACATTTCTCATATTAGCTTTCCAAGGTAACTCTAAAGTTACGCACTCAAAAACTTTCTCTAAGCCATCATACAAAGTAAGATAGCCTAGAGTCTGTTCATTTGATTCGTCTACCCTGTTAAGATAAGCCCTCATCCTCCTATTAATTTTTGTTAAAAATTTTATGTAATTTACTTTTATCACAACTACAGGGTTTTGGTTCACCCATAAAGCAAAGCGGTAATACCGCAATTAAAGCTAGGCAAAGCGTTTCCCAAGTAATTCCGTTTGCATCTATGTTGCTTACAGAGGCTACTGCTAACACACCCGATACAGTTCGTTTCGATGACCATTTACCTTTGTGGTCTTTAAACATTTCAGGTACTATTGCGAATATACCTTTGGCTGCCATTTTACTAAATATAGCCATAATTATTCTTTATCTTTTTTCTCGTTGTTCTTAATAAAGAAAGCAACTAAGTCATCTATCAATCCAAACACCTTGTCATCTTTTACAGATGGTGTCAATCTAACAATTACTTTAGCAGTAGCTAAAACAGATAACAATAACTCAGCTCCGTTGTTTAGTAAGTAACCTAAAACTTCTTGCATAACTCTTTTTTTTAGTTAGTAAAGGGAAAGAAGGAAACAGGGGAAAAGGTAGCGGTAAAACCTATTTCCTCCCTCCTTTACGTTTGTTATTTATTTTTATAATTTCTGCTACCCATTTGTATGCTCCAAACGTAACCGCTAATACAAGCGAGGTTATCTGTAGAGATTGCTCCACATCCGATAGGCTTAAACCTATTGCGGTAAATTGTGCTATTGCTACCTCGGTTGTATTCCGATCCATAGTTTTATTTATTTTTTAATTCGTTTAATTCTATTCTTAATGCTTGAACCTCTGCGTTCAATTCTTTTACTGAGTTTATTAAAGCAAAAGTTAAAGCGTGAGAATCAAAGTTATACAATTCTGTTTCTTCCTTATCTTCTTCATTTAACTTAGCGTTGTAAGTGCTAATTGTTTCGGGAAATATGTCTTTAACATCTTGAGCAATAATACCTATATTGCCTTTTACTGAAGAATCAAATCCTGCTTTACCATTATAATCGTAAGTCTTAGGTTCTAATTGAACTATCTCACTTAATCCTTTAGTGTATTCTTGTATATTCTCTTTAATTCTTACATCTGAAGATATGGTCCAAGTATTAGTGGAAGGTTTGGCTGCGCTATTAGTCCCTAAGTGTAAGTCATAACTAGGTAATGTTTTCTTTATCCCAACTTGACCGTTACCTGTAACTAAAAAAGCCGTAGCTCTATTTGCTAGTAAAGGGCCAGTACCGTAACCAACGCTAAATAAAAGGTGAGCTGAGTTTTGGTCATAATTATATTTACCAACAACTGTTTGACTTTGACCTGCTGCATCACCTCCTGTGTTTTTTGGTACTGCTAAACCTAAACCAAATAAGAATTGGTTTTTAGAGTTGTTAGATCCTGCACTTGTTACACCTGCGTTACAATCAGAACCAAATACAATACCATCGTTTATCTGTACAGAATTGTTATACCCACCTACAAGGCATCCTGTTCCTCCTCCCGATGTTCCACCCGCATAAAGGTTCAATAAAGTATTGTTTTGACCCATCAATAAACTATTGGATGAGTTGTTTGTATTCTCGTACCCAAGAGTTAAAGACCTATCACTCGTTGTAGCAACTCCGTGATTGTGACCCATAACTACTGAATCTTCACCATAATTATCAGAGTTTGATCCAAATGAAGCCGACCTTTCTCCGTAAGATGAGGTTAAAGCTCCTATTGCGAAAGATGCTGCACCTTGTGCAAGGCACTCATAACCACCTGCTATAGATTGTCTACCACTTGCTAAAGCGTTTTCACCTAAAGCAAAGGCATCTTGCGATGTAGCGTTATTATTAGTACCTATAGCAAATGCGTAAATACCAGTAGCACCATTGTT